AACTGAGTATTTATCAATATATAGGAAACCACATAATATAATGGCAGAAAAGTTAGTTCCAATAACAAGATTAGGTAAATTCTTCGGTGCTGAAGATTATGCTTTAGATATCGGCATGGGCGAAGAATGGTTAATCGGTGATATGAATTTCACCATAGTACTTTACCGTATTGATAGAAGAAAGACAAAAACTGATGATGTATATGGCGAAGTGCTGGAAGATGGGATACAGTTTCTTGCTCCAATTGAACTCAAAGGTTTAGTTCAAGTCATGGCACCTACTAATAAAGTTTTGGGGAACTCTAAAGTCGAACAACAAGAACCAGGTAATATGAAGTTTAGTATCTATCAAAAAACTTTGGATGATATGGGTGTCGAAATATTTATGGGTGATTACATTGGATACTACGAGTCCGAAGACCGAGTTAGATATTATACTGTTAGTGATGACGGATATGTAAAATCGGATAATAAACATACATATGGTGGCTACAAACCTTTTTATAGAACGGTTGTTGCAACTTATGTAAGTGAAAACGAATTTAGAGGTATATAATGAAAATAATTATTTCAGAGGATCAGTTTGACCGAATCATGGAAGTTATAACGGATGATAAAGTGATCTGTGGGAATTGTGGATGGTCGTGGGACTTAGAAGATGGAGGTGATGACCTATATACTTGTCACAAATGCGGACACAATAACTCTGAAGATTTAGACGAAAAATAAAATGCCATTACCAAAACAAGTAAAACCTACATTACCGTTAGTTCCAAAAAAAACTTTGTTAGCAAGAAGAGAACAACTTCTCGAATTTATAAACAAAGATGGAACTTATTTACCGAAATCAGTTCTGCATGCTGACTTAGATAGAGGGATGCTCGATTTTGTTAAAGACGATTTGAAAGTTGTAACTGCGGGTAAAATTATCCCGATGATTGATATTATCATCACAACACAAAATTGGGTACAATATACTGAAACCGCCTTATTTACTAATTTGGACTTCAATCCTGAACCCCCATTTATTACCGTTGTAAGACAACCCGAAGTGAAGTTTGGTACTAACCCATCTTTACAATATACTATACCTAATCGGAAACAATTTTATTATGCTTCGGTTCCAACATGGAATGGTAATGAACAAGGTATGGACATTTACACGATACCACAGCCAGTTCCTGTAGATATCAATTATAGTGTTAAAATAATTTGCAATCGAATGAGAGAGTTGAATCAACTCAACAAAATCATCATGCAAAAGTTTTCATCAAGACAAGCATATACTTTTATCAAAGGACAGTATGTTCCAATTGTACTTCAAAACATTTCTGATGAATCTCAGATGGCTTTAGATTCCAGAAAATATTTCATACAAAATTACGATTTTACGATGTTGGGATACTTGATAGACGAAGAAGAATTTCAAGTGAAACCTGCAATTGCCAGAGTTGCTCAAATAATGGAATTGGATACTACGTCCTTGAAAAGGAGAAGACCTAAATTTCCTGAGAACCCCAATGAGTTTTTGTCAGACTTTTTATTTATATCAGGTAATGATACACTAAGTGAGATTGTAGAATTTAGAGCGAATATGTCATTCGTAGGTTCGACTAACGTGGATAGTTTCGATGTTTATATAAACGATGATTTTTATGGAACTGATGTGAACGAAATTCAAATCACGACTAATGATATACTCAGAATAGATGTTGTAAAAACTAACAATAGTTTGGAATCAACTTTGAAATTTGAATCACAATTAGTTTAATCTTCCCCGTATATATCTTTTTTCTCCTTACATTTTTCAACTATAAGGTTTTCTAAAAACTTATAAATTTTCATGCCTCGTTTCTCACAATACTTTTTCAGTAATTCGTGAGACTCGGGGGATATTTTGATATTCTTTATTTCTTTGGTCATTTGTTAGGTAGAAAAAAGGTAGAATAAATTCTCCCTGTTTATAAATAGATATTCAAAAGTCAAGTTTTTTCATTCAGATACTAATATTTATCATTAAAATAAATCTGCAATAGAATAAATTAAATAATGGCAACACAAGTAAATCAAAAGGTATATGTATCACCTGGAGTATACACATCAGAAACCGACTTATCATTTGTTGCTCAGAGTGTTGGTGTAACAACATTGGGTTTAGTGGGAGAAACAATCAAAGGTCCCGCTTTTGAACCTATCTTTATTACCAACTATGATGAGTTTCAAGCTTATTTCGGAGGGACTGAACCAACAAAATTTGTTAACACACAAATTCCAAAATATGAAGCTTCTTATATAGCTAAATCATATTTGCAGCAATCTAATCAACTTTTCGTTACAAGAATTTTGGGTCTTTCAGGGTATGATGCAGGACCTTCTTGGAGTATCAAAACTATTGCTAATGTTGACCCATTGACTGTCGGATTGAATCCTGCTTCAACAACTACTTGGACTGCATCATTCACAGGAACTTCAACAGGAAATACTGTGACATTTGTTAATGGTGGATTACCAGCACCAGTTTTAGCAAATTTCAACACTCAGTATAGATTATCTGATGGAAGTACTTCAAGTTTAGCTTTGGACTTCAATAGTAATCTTGACAATATTATGGATACCCCATCATTGTCTGCAACTACAACAGTGGTATATGGAGCAATTCCTGAGTCTAATTTTTATGACTTAACTGGAGAATATTCAAATGTGATAAATGAATATGGTTGTGATACTGTCAACTTGGCAACAAATGATTTGAGTTCTGATTTGAACGATCCTTGGTATTATGCTAACTTTGATATTACTTCAGGAAACGCTTACTCAGGATATTCATTCTTTTATTATGTTTCTAGTTTAACATCAGGAAGTTCTTCAACATTCTCAGGTACCGTATCAGGTAGTGTTTTCACTTACTCAGGAACGGCTTACAGTGAATACAATGACATGGTTATTGCAACTCTTCGTTCTAGAGGTATTTCACTTTACACTAATACGGTGGAAAGTGATCAGCATGGACCAATTTATGAGGTGAATGCGTTATCTGCAGTAACATTAGTTTGTACTAATCAATATTCAGGGGTTACTCAATCTCCTTATGAAACTTTCTTAATATCTGGTGTAACTAAAGATGCTGACAACTTTTCTTTTGAAACTTCTATGTCTGCGGCTTCTTCCAAATACATAACAAAAGTTTTGGGTGTAGACAACTTTGGTAAATCAAGAAACGAAGTTCCATTGTTTGTGGAAGAAGTTTATCCAGGAACTTTGAACTACGCTTACAACCAAGGATATATCAGAGGTTTGAATTGTAACTTGGTCGCTTTGGAAGGGGCTAGAAGTCAAAACCCTCAATCAATCGCTTACAATGTTACACAATATAAATCTCCAAGTACTCCATTCTTAGTTTCAGAATTAAGAGGTAATAAAGTTTATAACTTATTTAAATTTATCTCAATCTCCGATGGAAATGCTGCGAACACTGAAGTAAAAGTTTCAATTGCTAACTTGTCTTTCAACAATATGACATTCGATGTATTGGTTAGAAACTTCTTTGACACAGATGCTAATCCTGTTGTAATTGAAAAATTCACCAACTGTAACATGGATCCACTATCCAACAACTTCGTAGCTAAGAAAATTGGTTCGAGTGATGGAGAATACGCGTTGATATCAAGATATATAATGGTCGAACTTGCTGATGAAGCACCTATCGATGCAATTCCTTGTGGATTTAATGGTTATACTCAGAGAGAATACTCGTCATTGAGTAACCCATCACCATATCCTGTATTCAAAACAAAATATTACTTCCCTGGTGAAGTTATTTACAACCCTCCATTTGGTGGGGCGGCTAATACCACTGAATCTGCTGGTGACATCGTAAGAAGAAGTTATTTAGGTTTCTCAAGTCAATTCGGAGTTGATGATGCGTTCTTACAATACAAAGGAACTCAGAATCCTTTGAATTGGGTGGCGTCTCCTCTTCCAGTTAACGGTGAGGCTTGGAACGTATTGAGTAAAGGTTTCCACATGGACTCAGGTGCTACTGTTGTTACAATCTCTAACTCTTACCAAACAAGTGGTGAAACTGCATTCGAGTGTGGTGTTGCTAACTTTACTACTGATCCTGAAACTCAAGATAATCCATACTACTTCATTTACGCTAGAAAATACACAGTATGTTTCGCTGGTGGATTTGACGGATGGGATATCTACAGAGAACATAGAACTAACCAAGACAGATTCCAACTTGGGGCTAATGGATTCTTGGCAGGTGCATCCGCATCACAAAGATATCCAAACGCAACTGGTACAGGTTTGTTCAAGAGAATTGTAGTTCAGAACAACACTCAAGATTTTGCTAACACCGATTACTACGCATACTTGTTGGGTATCCTAACATTCGCTAACCCTGAATCCACAAACATCAACGTGTTTGCAACTTCAAGTATAGATTATGTAAACAACTCTAACCTTGTAGAAGAGGCTATTGACATGGTTCAATTCTCAAGAGCTGACTCAGTTTACATCGCAACGACACCTGATTATCAAATGTTTACTCCTGATGCTACTAACTCATTGGATATCATTTATTCACAGGAAGCGGTAGACAACTTGGACAACACAGGTATCGATTCAAACTATACTGCGACTTACTATCCTTGGATTTTGACAAGAGATACTGTCAACAACACCCAAATTTACTTACCACCAACAGGTGAAGTTTGTAGAAACTTGGCGTTGACAGATAACATCGCGTTCCCTTGGTTCGCTTCAGCGGGTTACACAAGAGGTCTTGTGAACTCTATCAAAGCGAGAGTGAAATTGACTCAAGAAGATAGAGATACTTTGTATCAAGGAAGAATCAACCCTATTGCGACATTTGCTGATGTGGGAACAGTAATTTGGGGTAACAAAACTCTACAAGTTGCTGACACTGCATTAAACAGATTGAACGTAAGAAGATTGTTACTTCAAGCTAGAAAGTTGATTTCAGCAGTAGCAGTAAGATTGTTGTTCGAACAAAACGATCAAATCGTAAGACAACAATTCTTGGATAGTGTTAACCCTATCTTGGATTCAATCAGAAGAGACAGAGGTCTTTATGACTTTAGAGTAACAGTTTCTTCTTCACCTGAAGATTTGGATAGAAATACATTAACTGGTAAAATTTACCTAAAACCAACGAAGGCGTTAGAATTCATCGATATCGAATTCTTCATCACTCCAACAGGAGCTTCGTTTGAGAATATCTAAAACAGAAAGGGGGGTTTAGTCCCCCCCTTTTTTAGCCAATGAGAAAAGAGTATACAGAAGGGTTTCAATCGGAGAGCACACCAGATATGAAGTATTATGCGTTCGACTGGGACGATAATATTGTTCACATGCCCACTAAAATTATAGTTAAAGATGATAGTGGAAATGAAGTGGGAATGTCTACTGATGATTTTGCGGAATATAGACATATGATAGGTAAGGAACCTTTTGATTATAAAGGTTCAACTATTGTAGATTATGCTGATGAACCTTTCAGAAATTTTAGATCGGGTGGTGACAAAGATTTTTTGGTTGACGCTATGAAAGCTAAAGTCGGTCCCGCTTTTGATGATTTCAGAGAAGCAATCAATAACGGATCAATATTTGCAATTATAACAGCGAGAGGTCACAATCCTAACACTATTAAAGAAGCAATATACAATTATATTATTTCAGGATTCAATGGTATTGACAAAGATCAACTATTAAAAAATCTTAAAAAATATCGATCATTCGTAGACGAGGAGGACATGAGTGACGAAGAACTGATAAAGTCTTATTTAGAACTCAACAAATATAATCCAGTGTCTTTCGGTAATGAAGAAGGAGCGGTCAATCCAGAAGAGGCTAAAGTGGAAGCGATGGAAGAGTTTGTAAGCTACATCAAGGGGATGGCGGCTTTACTTAATAAAAAAATATTTCTAAAGAAGGGAATAAGAAATAAATTTATTCCTAAAGAAGTATCTATTGGTTTTAGCGATGATGATCCTAAAAACATAGAAGTAATGAAAAAACATTTTGAAAATAAACCAGATAATATAGTAAAAACTTATTCTACTGCTGGAGGAGTTAAGCGAGAAGTAAAGTAAGGATACTTGTAGAAAAAAAAAAGTAAAGAGAAAAATTTTTCCACAGGTCTATATTTATGAGTATAAACTAAGAACAAAAAAAATTTAAAAATAATATGGCTGATTTACTAATGAAAATGCCGATACCTTACGAACCGAAACGACAAAACCGTTTTATCTTGAGGTTTCCATCTAGTTTGGGTATAAATGAATGGTTTGTAGAGTCAACCGCAAGACCACAAATAACAATTGGTTCTACAGAAATTCAGTTTTTGAACACATCAACTTTCGTTGCAGGACGATTCAATTGGAATCCAATAACGGTTACATTTAGAGATCCGATTGGACCATCAGCGGCGCAAGCTTTAATGGAATGGGTTCGTTTACATGCAGAATCTGTTACAGGTAGAATGGGTTATGCTGCAGGTTATAAGAAAGATGTGGACTTGGAAATGTTGGACCCAACCGGAGTTGTTGTAGAAAAGTGGATATTGTACGGAGTTTTCTTAACAGACGTTAACTTCAATCAGTTATCTTATTCTCAGGATGGTTTGGCAACAATTACTTGTTCTATGAGACCTGATCGTTGTGTGTTAGTATATTAACATCTAAATTCTATTTATTTTTCATAGATAACTTTTACATTTGACCGTAGAGCATAAAACTCTACGGTTATTATTTTATGGACAATCAATCAAGAGAATACGGACAATCCCAATTAACTTTACCACACGACGTGGTTCCCTTACCAAGTGGAGGGCTATTTTATAAAAACAAAAAAAAGGCGATAAAGGTAGGGTACCTGACAGCATCTGATGAAAACACAATCATGGCTGGAGGTGCTGACATGACTTCAATACTTTTGAGGTCAAAAATTTACGAACCTGATATTAAGGTTGATGATTTATTGGAAGGTGATATTGAAGCGATTTTAATCTTCCTGAGAAATACAGCATTTGGCCCTGAAATGGAACTTAACTTAACCGATCCTGTCACAAAAAAAACTTTCAAATCCACGGTAAGTTTATCTGAGTTAGATATTTCCAAAGGAGAAAAACCAAATGAGGAAGGATTCTTTTCTACAAAATTACCTAAGTCTGAAATGAACGTAAAATTGAAACCATTATCATATGGTGAAATTTTGGAAATTCAAAAAATGGTCGACAGTTACCCTCAAGGAAGAACAGCTCCTAAAGTAACATGGAGATTAAATAAACAAATTGTTGAAATCAATGGGGTCACTGATAAATCCGAAATTTCGAAATTTGTTGAACAAATGCCAATAGCTGACTCCAAATATATCAGACAATATTTGGATGAAAATGAACCTAAATTAGATTTAAAAAGAACTGTAACAACCCCTTCAGGAGAAAAACTAACAATAAATGTTGGTTTCGGGGTGGACTTTTTTCGTCCTTTCTTCTGATTATAGGAAAGGTCAAATAGATGAATTTTATTATTTGACTAAACTTCTTAACATAAGTTATAGTGATTTTTTGAACATACCTATTTTTTATAGAAAATATATTTTGGATAAATGGGTTAAGGAAAATGTAAGGGACTGAAAATTCAGTCCCTTTCGTATTTATATAAAACAGACAATTAACAGATGGCCGATCAAAAAACATTTGACGAAATAAAAAAGGAACTTTTGGACTCGTTCAACGTAGGAGTCGAATCTTTCAAAGACCAATTTGATGCGATAGCCCAAGCTTCCAACGAATTACTCGGAACTTTTACTCAAGGGAGACAAAGAATAGGTGAACTAAGGACAGCCTTAGCTGACGCACTTCCTGATGTTACTAGATTGGGTGGTGGAATTAAAGATGTACAAAGTATAATTGCAGATGTTGCGGAACAATCAAGAAGGAATGTTGTTGCTTCATCAGAAGAAGTTGAAATGTTTTACGCTGCTAACAAAGTTCTTGGATTATCGGCTCAACAGTTGTCAAAATCCTTTTTGGATGTCGGAATCGGAATTGATAAAATTGGTGAAAATTTAAACAAATCAGTAGAGTATATTCAAAGTGTTGGAGGTAACGCCAAAGCTGTGATGACGGATGTTAATAACAACATGGAGCAGATGAACCGATATCAGTTCGAAGGTGGCGTTGTAGGTCTCACGAAGATGGCTGCTCAAGCTTCGATGTTGAGATTTGATATGTTTAATACTTTTACATTAGCGGAAAAGGTATTAGATCCTCAAGGTGCTGTTGATGTTGCAGCGGCGTTCCAAAGGTTGGGGGTTGCAGCTGGAACTTTGGTCGATCCTTTCGCTTTGATGAATGCGTCAATCAATGATCCATCTGGTTTACAGGATAGTTTGGCAAATGTATCAAAACAATTCACCTATTTTGATGAAGAAACACAATCTTTTAAAATCAATCCTCAGGGAGTATTGGTGTTAAGAGAAATGGAAAAAGAAGCGGGATTGGCAACAGGGTCTCTATCAAAAATGGGATTGGCTGCGGCAGAATTGGACGAAAGAATTTCTCAAGTAGGAGAGGCTGGACTTAATATCAAAGAAGAAGACAAAATGTATTTGGCTAACATCGCAAGAATGGGTGAAGGTGGCCAGTATGAAGTCAAACTAAGAGATGAAAGTGGAATAGAACAAACCAGAAGACTTTCAGAAATTACACAAGATGAATTTGATAAGTTGATTAAAGAACAACGAGAGGGCCCAAAAACTATGGAGGAATTGGCGAAAGCACAAATGTCTACCACAGATATTATAATGGGTGACGTTAAGGCAATCAAGGAAGCTTTGACAGGAGGAGTGGTTACTTCCGGACAAGTTACAAGAGAAACTGAAGGTGCTAGAAGGACTTTGACAACCTTTACTGGAGCGGGATCTGAATTAGTATCCTCCGAGGGTACACGAAAACAAACTGAAAGAGCTCTTAAAGATTTAGGACAATTAGTCGACGATTTAAGAGATGATAAGGTTGGAATGACCGACGATATTATCAACTACTTAGAAAGAGCGGGAACCCAATTAGGGGATATTGATGCTAGTGTTAAAAAATCTTTAGAAGAGGCGGCAACAAAAATAAGTCAAAACTTGGGAGATCAATCTATGGTGGAGAGATTAACTAAAGAAATGGTTGACACTGTCAAAAGTCAATTCACAACTGAGGATAATATCAAAAATCAACCTATTTCTTCAATTATCACTGGTTCGCAGACACCCATTTCAGGAAACCAAAATTTATCAACAGCGGTTGCTGCGGCAACAACAACACAAACCACAAAAATTGAATTTACTGGAGGGGCAAGATTTCAAGTTGATTTCAGTAATTTGCCAAGTGACTTGACACCAGCACAAAAAGAACAAATAATAAAGACATTTTCTGATCAACTAAATACGTTTGCTGCCCAGACTTTTGTTCAGAATCTTAACAAATCGAATAATCCATTGGGTAACAACGCCACTCAATATTTTGGTTGATCTCAATAAATAAAAATTGGTTCCAACCTATTTATAATAAAAAAATATAAATGGCAAGTCCTTTAGATTTTGTAAACTCAGAAGGTTTTAGAAAAAAACTTATTGTAAGGAATTTGACCCCTTATACTAAGGCACCAAATAGACCAACACAACCAATCAATACAGAATATATCCAATCTGATTCTTCAGTTCAGGATAGTCCTGATCAATTGATTGATGAACCTTCATTTGCCAACAAACTATATCCACTAAACCAATACGGCAATGAAGGCGGATACGAACAAGTCCCTGATCCAGGAGCTTTACAGAATACAAAATCTAACGAAGGTGAGTATGGATATCAAGACGCTAATATTGTAGGACAATCCATAGCTGAATCACAAAAATGGAAACCATTAAACGTATTTTCTAATGGGGATCAATTACCGTTGGATAGTGCCGAGTTTTTTGATTCCATAACTAGACCTCAAGCAACAAATACATCTAACAATCAACCTTATCCGACAACATTTGTTTCTTCGACTTATAGTCCCCTATCAATACTATTGTCTCCAAATCCTGGTGGAAGTAATGGTTTTGTGAGTCAGGACTCGTTTATTGCAAGACTTGGAGCACAAACTTTAAGAAAAGAATTTGAAGAAAGAATTGCGGCACAAATACGTCAAGATACCTTAGGAAGAGTTAATGCATTAAATGTTAGTAGTGGAACTGATCTTGTTAATATACTCACAGGTGTAGTTCCGATTATAGAACCTAACTATACTATCACAGTAACGGCAAATCCAATATTAGCTGCAACAAATTTTGCATTACGTTTAGGTGGTAGTATACTTCCTGTTTCCCCAATACCTGGTTCTTACTTTGATCCTAACATCAATCCTGGTCCTCAGACAACAATACAACAACTGACAAATGCTTTCAGACGTAGTGGTGTTGGTAAGTTCTTCAATAGATTGATGGGTGGAGGAGAGACTGGATCTCAGATCATGTTCAACAACATGGGTGTTGGTCAGAGATCTCGTTTATTCAAAAACATAGACTTCAACAAATACAAACCAAACTATCCGAGAACCTTCTTGGATCGAGTTGGAGGTATTTTGACTGGTACACAAGCCGACAATAGTAATTTTTATGTTGGTAATATCACGTCTAATCCATCACAGATATTTTCTCCAGTTGGTGAGGTACCTGTAAATCAGTATGGTGTTGAACAACAATCACCTGTTTATGGTCCTTCAGAACTTGCTCAGTTATATGAGGGGCCAAGTCAATCCGTTAGATTAGGTGCAAACGGACCAACCTATAGTAATGGTGGTGGAATCGAAGGTGGATTCACTTGGGTTTCTCCCAAATACAGAGGTAATGCGGGTAAAAAAGTAGGGATCAATGGAGAAGTTACAAATGAAGATGAAGATTTTAGACCATCATCATACAACACTACAGAGTCGGTAAATAATGAGTTTAGACAAGGATCGATATTAGATGATACACAACGACTCATTGATAGCCAACCTCAAGGAGGAAGAAGATTACAACACGTAGGGAATGCCATAGATCAAGTCAGTAAAGTATTCAATGACGGATACAAAGAAATGACAAAAGGGTCAAGAGTTTATAGATATGTAGGTGATATAGGACAAGAAGTAGGAACAGAATATTGTAGAGTTTTTGCTAAGGATGTTCCTTATTTACAATATAATGATCTTCAAAAGGTTGATGGTATCACCACCGAAGGAAGAAGATTTTCCTATTCGGTTTTGGACAAAACATATAACCTTAACATTGTTCCAAACAAACAAGAAGGAGGACAAGATTCATCAAATCTTATTGGAAATGATGAGAATGCTTATGCAAAAAAGTATATGTTCTCTTTGGAGAATTTGGCTTGGAGAACATCTAGTACTCCAGGATTTTCTACTGCAGATTTACCTGTTTGTGAAAGAGGACCGAATGGTGGTAGAGTTATGTGGTTTCCTCCATATGGATTAACATTCAGTGAAAGCGTCACAGCAAATTGGAACCCTACAGAATTTTTGGGAAGACCAGAACCGATTTACACTTATAAAAATACTTCGAGAGGAGGAACTCTACAGTGGAAAATTGTAGTTGACCATCCATCAGTGTTGAATGTGATCGTAAACAAAGTTTTAGCAAACGAGACAAACAAAACTAGAATTGATAGTATTTTGGAATCTTTCTTCGCTGGATGTCGTAAATATGATATCTATGAGTTGGCAAAGAAATATGTTACAGTAAATCCTAATGATTTGTTTGAGTTACAACAGGCAATTTCTTCTAAAGAAATGACTCGAGAACAAATTGAGTATACACGTAAGACTATTGAGACTGGATATAATTCTCCAGATGGTTCAGC